AGGCGATACGATTGAATTCACTGAAACATTTGAAGATTTCTAATGAAAAAACTAGACCAAATATTTGACATCACTCCAATGGAAGAAAGTAAAAAGGAATATCCTTTACAAACTATTTCTACATCTAAAGAAAATGATCAAGAAGATGACTATCAACTTGCACGTTCCACATTAAGAAAATTAATCATCAAAGGTGAGACAGCTTTAGATGATATGATAGAATTGGCAAGAAATTCAGAACATCCTAGAACATTTGAAGTTGCCGGTCAACTTATCAAAACAATGTCTGATGTATCTAAAGACTTGATTGGATTGCAAAAGCAAGTTAAAGATTTACAAGATAAGCCAGAAGACAAACAACAAATAGGTACACAAAATAATATAATGTTTGCTGGATCTACTTCTGATTTATTAAAGATGTTAAAGAATGAAAATTCAAAGACCATCGATAACTAGACATTCATATAACGGTAATAGCAATCTCAAGAAACCTGGTTTTTTAATTCAGTTTACTAGAGAGCAGATAAAAGAAATTCACCGTTGTATTGCAGATCCTATTTACTTTATAGAGAATTACTGCTATATTGTTAACTTGGATCATGGTTTAGTTAAGTTTAAACTTTATGAATGTCAAAAAGAAAAAGTAGAAACAATATTAAAAAATCGTAGAGTGATCCTTATGGAAGGTCGTCAGCAGGGAAAGACGATTACTTCTGCAGCTTGTATCCTTTGGTACACATTATTTCAAGATAGCAAAACTGTGGCAATCCTTGCCAACAAGGCAGCTGCTGCTCGTGAAGTGCTATCTCGTTATCAATTAATGTATGAAAATTTACCTATTTGGATGCAATCAGGAATTGTAGAATGGAATAAGGGGTCAGTTGAATTAGAAAATGGAAGTAAGGTATTTTGTGCTGCTACTTCTAGTTCAGGTATTCGTGGTAAGTCAGTTAACTGGCTCTATATTGATGAGGCAGCAATTATTCCAAATAATGTTGCAGATGAATTCTTTACTTCTGTATATCCAACGATTTCTTCTGGTGAGACAACAAAGATTCTTCTAACATCTACACCGCTTGGTTATAATCACTTCTGGAAATTCTGGAATGATGCAGAACAAGGTGTAAATGGATTTGTTCCATTGTTTATTCCATACTACAAGATTCCTGGTAGAAATGAAAAATGGCTTGCTGAACAACGTGCAACTCTCGGTGAACTTAAGTTTAACCAAGAAGTGTTGTGTGAATTCTTAGGATCTTCTAACACATTAATTAATGCAACAACACTAAGACAGTTGTCAGCAAAAAGACCTTTCCATAGCAAAGATGGTTTAGATCTTTACAAAGAACCTTCTAAAGAAAAGACTTACATGCTTGTTGCTGATACTTCAAGAGGAGTTGGAGGAGATCATTCAGCATTCTCTATTATAGATGTATCTCAAGTTCCTTATGAAGTAGTAGCTAAGTATAGAAACAATCAGATTAGTCCAATTGCATATTCAAGTATTATCTACAATGCAGCAAAAACTTATAATAACGCCTACGCATTGATTGAAGTGAATGACATCGGGCAACAAGTTGTAGATATACTTAAGGATGATCTAGAGTATGAAAATGTAATTTATGTTGGAAGTGATAAGAAGGGGCAATATCTTTCTAGTGGCTTTGCGAAGACTATGGCAGGGGTAAGAACAACCACATCAGTAAAAAGAATTGGTTGTGCAAGCCTTAAGGCATTAATGGAAAGCAATAAGCTACAATTATTTGATGCTGATATTATTTCAGAATTTTCTACATTTGTAGAAGTAAGAGGAACGTTTAAAGCTGATGAAGGGTATCACGATGACCTAGTAATGACACTTGTGTTATTTGCATGGGCTGCGGCAGATCCATTCTTTAGAGATTTAACTAATACAAATATTAGACAAGCTCTTTACGAACAACAATTAAAACAAATGGAAGAAGAGTTAACTCCATTTGGATTTATTACTGGTGGTATTGAAGAGAAGGTAGAAAAAGAAGTGTGGGGAGGAGACGTTTGGTTTACAGAAAATCCTGATATTGCTATAACAAAAATGAAGAAAAATTGGCTTGAGAATGTGTAAATCTCATTATTTATAAATAATATAGTTACCGAAAATTGACTACTTTAAGTCTATCTTATAGGAGATTACAATGGCCTTTCAGCTATCACCAGGCGTTTTAGTAACTGAGAAGGACCTTACATCTATCGTTCCAGCCGTTGCTACGACCGCAGGCGGATTCGCTGGAAGCTTTGCGTGGGGTCCTGCAAACGTTGCTACACTGATTTCTTCAGAAAACGAATTAGTAAACCAATTTGGCAAGCCTGATGCCAATACTTTTGAATCATTCTTTACTGCTGCAAACTTTCTTTCTTACGGAAATAACTTAAGAGTAGTTCGTGCAGCAACTAGTTCTACAAATGCTTCAGCTAATAGTTTAGCTACTTTAAGAGTTGGAAATGATGATGACTATGTTGGAGCTGTTGTTACGACAGCAGGCCCATTCATGGCTAAATTTCCTGGTGCTCTAGGAAACTCTTTAAAATTAGTTATGGCTGATGTTGCAACATGGTCATCATGGTATGATGTTTATAAGGCAGCTTTTTCAGCAGCTCCAGTTTCTTCTTTATATGCAGTGGATAAGGGCGGCAAGCACGATGAAGTTCATGCACTTGTTATTGATGAAGACGGACTAATTTCAGGAACAGCTGGAACAATCTTAGAAAAGTATGAATTCTTATCTAAAGCATCAGACGCTAAAGCTTCTGATGGTTCAACACTTTATTATAAAGATGCTATTAACCAAAGATCGCAATATGTTCTTTGGGCAGCTCATCCTTCATACGGCTCAGCAAATGCAAATGCATATGGATCATGGGGATCTGTAGCTAGTTCATACACAGGTGGAACAGCTAATACAAACCTAGTATCTAACGTATCGATTAGTTTTGTAGGTGGTACTGATGTAGCTGCAACACAAGGTAACATCTTAGGTGGTTATACACAATTTGTTAATGATGATGTAGTTGATGTCAGTTTAATTCCAACTGGAAATATAGCTGCAACAACAGCTGCTTCTATTATCGGTCTATTATCTGGTGGATCAAGCACAAGAAACGACGTTGTAGTATTTTGCTCACCTGAGCTAGATGATGTATTCAACGTATCTGAAAGTTCTGCTCTAACTAATGTACAAGGTTATAGAGATTCACTAGGATCTACAAGCTATGCTGTTATGGATTCTGGCTGGAAGTATCAATATGACCGCTATAACGATGTATATCGTTGGGTTCCATTGAATGGTGACATTGCTGGTCTATGTGTTAGAACAGACTTTGTTGCAGATCCATGGTTCTCCCCAGCTGGTTACAATCGCGGTGGAATCAAGAACGTTGTTAAGTTAGCTTGGAATCCAGGCAAAGCAGCTAGAGACACATTGTATAAGAATAACATCAATCCAGTTATTTCACAACCTGGTCAGGGCGTAATTTTATTTGGTGATAAGACTCTTCAATCTAAACCATCAGCATTCGATCGTATTAACGTTCGTCGTCTGTTTATTGTTTTAGAAAAGGCAATTGCAACTGCTGCTAAATATCAATTATTCGAACTTAATGATGCATTTACACGTGCACAGTTCGTTAATATTGTAGAGCCATTCTTACGTGATGTTCAGGGACGCCGTGGTGTTACCGATTACAAGATCGTGTGTGACGAGACAAACAACACTGCAGCTGTAATCGACAGAAACGAATTCGTAGCTGATATCTTTGTTAAACCAGCACGTTCTATTAACTTTATACAGCTGAACTTTATTGCCACAAGAACTGGAATCAGTTTTGAAGAGGCAGGCGCTTAATTAAAGGGAGAACAAGATGTCAAACGTGTTTGATGTAACAGCTTTTAAAGCTAAGCTAACTGGTGGTGGCGCAAGACCTAACCAGTTTGCTATCAGATTAGGTATCCCTTCTTGGGTACCTAATTCTAGAAATGCGGTTGAGCAGGGTGTCTATATGATTAACGTAGCAGAAATGCCAGGTGAATCACTTGGCGTTGC